CCGCTTTGCCCGCCCTGGCCGCCCTGTTGCCCGCCCTGGTTCTGATCGGATTGCTTCGAGGTCTTGCCGTAAATATGAATGCTCCCGTCCTTCTTATAAAACATGCGCGCCCCGAGCGAATGCATGAACAGCATCTCGCCGGACTCGACCTGGGGCGGCGTATCGACTTTGGAATGCAGGCTCTTGACGATCCTGCCGCTGCTCAGGTCGCCTTGATGATAGGCGACAGTGACTTGGTCGCCCTGATATTGCCCTTGCTGCTGGCCGCCCTGACCGCCGCCGCCATTGCCGCCGCCGCCGTTGCCGCCGCCCGGGCCGCCCTGGCTTTGCTGGTCCTGGATTCCTTTGCCGGTGCCAGGGCTGAGGCCGCGCAGGATGCCCCAACCGTTGCCCATGTGGCCATCTTCGATCGGCAGCCAGCCGGACTCCTCGCCATCGGGCTGGAAGGTCACTTTGGCTAGGTGCTTCTTCGGATCGTAGCTGGTCACCAAGCCGTGACGTTCATTCGTGCGGCCGGTCAGCCCTCTCTCTTGATTGCGAAATTGATAATTTTGAACGCTCATCCCTATCCTCCAGAACCGGGCTCGCCAAGAGGACCGCCGGTGCCGCTCTCTTCCGTTCCGCCTGCTCCGCCTACAACTACAGCGCCGCCTAATCCGCCTTGGTTGCCCCTTGCCGTGATGGTCATCTTGTGGCCCGACATCCCAAAGGTATGATGAATTTGATCGATAAGATACACCCCGTCGAAGACGGTGTCGCCGGAGACGGCCAGCCCGGAATCTTGGGTGACGGTCACGTCGCCGACGCAATGCGCATTCACCGTGATCCTATGACGGGCGATCTCGTTAGCTTTGGCTTGCGCATATTTCTGAGCTTGGTCTTGTACTAAAGTCGGCAAGGTGAATTCGTACTGAACTTCGGTGCCGCAGCCGCCAGCTATCGCTTCAGCTACGACGCTATTCTTCTCTTCCTCATGCCAGCTTTTGATGAAGACATGGATGGTCTTGCTGGCCTGAACATTGCGCTCTTCAGAAATTTGAAAAGCATCTGAAATTTCAGGCGGTCCAGCCTTATAGTTTACCGAAAAGCCCCCGCTCGGCTGCGGATCGATTTCGTAATGCAGGACGCTGTTTACATCCACGAACCAACGGGCGTTATCCAATTCGGCGCACTTCGAGATGATCGCGGCGTAAGACATGCCCTCTTCGACGGCGACATAATTTTCATCGATCTTCTTGCCGAACATGGTTCCGCCGCCGCCGGTGACGACGACGCCGAGCCCGACTTCGCCAGCAAGCTTTTGCACGACTTGCACCGTCGTCATATCCGGGAGCGTGCCATGCCATTTCTTATTGTGCAGCCTGACCGAATTATCCCGGCCGGACACGACAATGGTGCCGTTTTGCCCGTAATTGAACGTCGCGGAATCGGCTTCGCCCATCACCAGCGGCGCAGTCTTGCCGTTAGATTGCACAATGACGCCGCTCTGGTTGTCGCAAAGCGCTGCGCATGCGGCCTGGGCACCGGGATAATTGATCGGGATCGTCGCGCTGAAATGCGAGCTTTGTCGCGTGCCGTTCATGACCGCCGATCCCTGGATGACAGGAAAGAGCTTGCCGTTGACGCTTAGCCAAGCGCGATGCGGGTTGACGCCTGTTTGGGTAGCCACCGCATCACCTTGACGTTGTTCTTATGCCGCCGGTCGCCGACGTTTGGGCCGTGGCGAGATCCGCGGCTATCAATGCGCCAGTCGCGGCGGCCGGCGCTCCGCCTATCGTAGCGCCTACGAGCCCGCCAGCGGCTGTGGTCAATTCCACCCCAGCGCCAACCCCGGCGGTCGGCGGCACGAACGGCGTGACGCCGCTGACAGGACCAAGATACGGATTGATGGCGACCGTGCAGCTTATCTCATACTCGATCCATTGCGGATAGCGGCGAATGTTAGCTTTGAAATGCTTGATGACCACCTTGCGCGTCATGCCGGCATAGGTCAGCGTCACCTGCTGCCCGGCCCCGCGCAAAGCGTCGAGCTGCTGGCAGTTGTAGAGCGCGTTCGGGGTGAAGAAAAAGCCGTTCCACGAAATATCGTCTTCATCCGGCCCAAGCGTGTCGATGACGCGGCTGCCGCCCGGAAGCTTATGCACGATCATCGCCTGCTGCCCGCCGAACGGCATGTGGCTAGGCACGCAATAATCGTAATTTTGAAAAGTAATTCCGGCTAAGATGAGTTGATCGTCGGCCATTAGACAAGTCCTGAGGCGGAATCAGGCGGCGTATATCCAGCTCTACCATCGAACATCGGAGCTTGGCGAGGGTGCTGAAGGTCGGCCATGGAATATTGATGCACGGCGTTCGCCACGGCTTGTCCGTCCAGATAAATGACGTTGTTGATCTGTACGGTGCCTCCGCCGCCTCCGCTGGGCTCCCAACTTTGCCTATGCAAAAGGCCGCCGCCGGTTGGTCCGGCTTGCGGCAGCATGCGCCCGAAATCGAACGGCAGCGATGTCGTTGGAGGCAGCGGCGTGCTCGTGCCTGGAATCGATATTCCTGTCGATGGCGAAACCGGAGGAATGCCTGAGATGCCGCTGCGCCAATCCTTCAGCGATGGCGGCGGCCCTTGCGGAATTGGCTCCATCCATGGCGGCACCCCGCCGCCCATTCCGGGCGGGAGTCGCCAGCCCGGCGGCAACCCAGGCATCGATAAAGGCGGCGCTACCGGCTGCAATCCGCCCGCTCCGAAAAGCGGTCCCCTTCGCTCATCATGCCATGGCGTGATCGCCGGAATACTAAACCCAAGGCTTCGCAGCGCATTAGCGATCGGAATTTCAACCGCCCTTACGACCTTGTGGCTGAAATCGGAAAAGATAGTCAAAACCTGTTCCAGCCCAGCCGAAGCGTGCCTGCCAATATCGGCAAGCCCGGCAAGCCCGATCTTCAGCTTCTCGAATCCATCGGCAGCCAACGCCCTTATTTCTGGCGACGCCGCAGCGGCAGCCGTGCCAAGTCCAATAATAAGACCAGGAAGACCAGCGAAAGCGGCGAGGCGAATAATAGAAGCAGCCCCTAGCCCAGCCGCCAAGCCGAGCAAAGCATCACCAATAGCCGCAATGGTTTTTGGATCGACCTTTTGCACTTTTTCGCCAAGGCTTTGGATAGCGTCGGCCGCTTCCCTAAGAAGAGCGACCAATGTTGGATTAAAGGCTACGCCAATAGATTTCCAAAGATTCGCCCATTCGGTTTTAAGGCGATCCATTTGAAAGGTAGGGCTCTCTTGCGCAATGGCGAAGCCCTCCTCGATTCCAGCCGCGCGCCTTCGCGCCCGAATTTCCCGCTCTATCGGAGCCATCGCCCCGAGTCGCCCGCGCCCCATCAAGGTCATAGCGATCGCCGGATCGGCGGCGGCGCGCGTTCCGTATAGCCTGCTTAGAGTCGCGATAATGGCTTGAAGAGAAGTCGTGCCTTGAGCTTTCAAAGCTGGCCATAAGACTCTTTGCACCCATTCGTAGGGATTCTCTTCATAAAGCTGCTCTTGGGCGAGATGCCCTCTCTGAAAGCGCCCTCTCGCTCCCTCAAGAATCCCAAGCTCCTTAGCGACTTGAGCTGACTGACGAGTTAGCGTGCCCTGAATGTTCTTGGTGAACATCGACATTAAAGCAGCGCCAGGACCAGCTTGCCCGCCGCGCCCCATGCCACCGAAGCTCTGAATGAGATACGGCAGCACCGTCGTCACAAATGGATCTGGATATTTTTTCGGATCCAAAGCTTCCGGCGACATCCACGCATAGCGCGCCGCCCGGCCATACAGAACGTTCTGACCAATTTGCGCCGGAAGCACAGCTCCTTTTGAAGCAGCGATGCCTTGGGTAATCTGCTCAAGAAATAGCGCCAGATCTTTCTCGCGCCCCGCCCCTAACATCCCGGATTCTTCTAGAATCTTCTTAATGGGATCCAGTAGCCCTTCGCGCTCCTTGCCGGTGACGAAGCTAATGAAAGTCTCCATTTTGGAGAGCTTCATAGCTAATTCACGAGCAGCTTTAGTCGCTTCAGGATCCCCGCCCATGAAATAGCCGGTCTTGCCCATTTCGGACAAAACCTGCTCGACCGGCTGGCCGGTTTTAGCTGATATTCTCCAGGCTTCCTGCAAGTTTTTTTGAATATCGGCTGCTTTTTGCCCTTGCGCCTGCATGCGCAGCAACTCGTCAGTAACCTTGTTCGCGGACTTGGCTACATCGACGAATCCCTTAATAAGAAGTCCTGACGTAAGCAGCCCGATAAGTGGCTTAAGCGCCCCATGCCACCTATGAAAAGCAGCCTCGACTTCCCTTTGCTGGGTTCGGATGCCAAGCATGGCGCGCGAAACGCGCGCCAGCGCGCTGACGATGTCGCCAACCAAGAGCAGTTCAACGGCAACTCTATAGTCAGCCATCCCGCATCATCACTTGTAATGAAACACTCGCTGCTTTGCTGGCAAATTCGCTAAATCCTTTTCGAATTCGCCCATGACCGAAGGCAGAAGATGGAAGCATCCTTGTGAAGAATACATGCCGCCCCGATGAAAGAACAGCCCGCCGCCGCCACCGCGATATTGCGGACCAGTCAAATGGTAGGATGAACCGTGCAGCTTCGGGTGAAATTCGCGCGGCCCGATTCGATAATCGCCATGCGGAACGTGAACCCCGCCCGGCGCGCCGCCGGTCACGCTGGAATAGCGATGGCCGCCGACATCGAGGTATCCATGAACTGCGCCCGATGGATCCCGCCTTGTCGTTGTAAAGGTGACGCCGCCGCCAGCCGCTTGCGGGGATGAACCAATTAGGCGTTCTGTTCTAGGCGCGCCAATGCCGCCGCCCTTGCCGCCGCTCACTGCGCCGCCAACAACGCCGCCGCCAGCGCCACCTGCCGCGCCAGCCGCGCCTTCACCAGCCCCAAGTCTCCGGCTTATTTCGAAGTGCATCGGATCCTTGCGCCCGCGCCATTCCCCACCCCAGCTTAGCCCCCATTTCCGAGCTAACCCGGAAGTTTCTGAAGGCATATTGGTTCTGGAGGACCCGAATGGATTATGAGCCGCATCGATATCGATCGCCGTGCCGTAAGCATGCTGCGAAAGACCGCCACCGCCGCGCTTTGTTCGATAATTCCAGCCGCCGCTACTTGTCGCGCGATATCCTGTCGCTTCCAAGTCCTTCAAGAATCCAGAAAATTGCCTAGCCGCCGCCGGGGCTACCTGCCATGTCGCGCCGCTGGGGCTTTTGATTTGAACCGTACCGCCGCCCGATCGAATCGGCTGAAAGCCTAACCTAGCTGCTTGATTCGCTGGCAATGCGCCGCCTGGCCCTAAAGTGGCGAGACTGGAATCTCCGCCGCCTTGTTTGCCCACCTGCCCATACCATTTTTTCCAGCCCTGTCCTCTGCTCTCGCCAACAAAGGTTTCTCCGCCAGCCCTAAAGCGGACGCCGCCCGGAAACATGCCTTGCCTTATTCGATTTTCGACAAACTGGCCAGATGCGTTGCCGGTCGCGTAATTGCTGATGTTGGACCCGGCAAGGACCGCATCGAGCTGTTTTTCAAGCGCGGCGCGCCGCCGCGGATCGGCGACCGCAGCTTGCCCACGATGAATCCCGCTCGCTTTGGCGTCGTAATAACCGCGGTCGCCGCGACGCCAAGTAAACTGCGCTTCTTCCGATAGGGGTTTACCGGACATTAAAGCGCGATTCATCATGGACTCCATGACGGCTTGCTGCGCCCGTGGATCGTTATTCTCGTTGGCGGCGATGGTCATAACTCGTTTGCGAAGCTCTGGGTTGTTCTCCAGCTCCTTTCGCATCCTGGATCGATCGATGCCGCCCCCGCCCGCGCCGCCGCCCCCAGCCGGATATGCGCCAGGATGGAATCCAGGATGCGTGTCATGGAAAGGAGTCACGCCGCGCCCCGGCGCTTGCGGGAAGCGCCGCCCCGCCCACGCGCCAGGACGCTGCGTCGAGTGCCACGGCGTCCTAGCCCTGGCTAGCGCAGGAGCCGCCGCACCGCCATCCACGCCACCGCCAGGACCGCCATAGGGACCCTGCATGCCTTGGTGACTGCCGACGCCAGCAGCAGCTCCGCGACCGCCTACTGCCGCTCCTCCGGCCGCTGCCTGTCCTAAAGTCTCGCCGCCAACCATGCTCGGCAACGCCCCGCCCGCCGCTCCTCCCACTGCTGCTCCAGCATCCATGCCTCCCATGCCGCCGCCAGGACCGGCATCGGTCGGCATGTAAGCGGCGCTAGCCTCCCCTGGTTTACCAAGCCAGGAAACCCATTGTCCGATCTGTGTCATCTCGATGATCTGAACGCTATGATTACGCGGTTGCCTCGGATTCGGAAAACGGATCGCGGCCGGGCCGGTCTGAGCTTGGGGCGGCGGCGCGGCTGGCGACGGCGCTGACGGGGCTGGGGCTGGCGCTGGTTTTGGTGCTGCGCCCAATTGACCAGTTCTGGCCAATGTTTGCACCATCTGCATATGCTCGGCACCCTTGAGATAAGGAATGTCCGTCGTCGGAATGCCGGGAATAGCCCCCTTTGTTTCCGGGGAGCCAACTAAAATCGCTTCCTTAATGTGCTGCCTGACATCGGCAGAAGTCTTCGGATCCTGCAAAAGCCGCCGCAGCTCGTTGCCGCCGCGGGAGAATCCAAAAACACCGCTTATCGACTTGTCTGACAGAGACTTGAGAAGAGCTTCCCTTCCGCGCCCACTCGAAACGGCTTCAATGCCGCCATATCCGCGCGATTGCGCGATTTTAAGAGCTGACGACTCAAGCTCGGATTTCTTTACGCCGCCATAGCGATTCTCCATGCCATGGACGAACAGCATCTTTTTGGAGTCGTCAGGCACCTAGCTTTACCTGAGACGGCTGTTCATGTGGGTAATGGAAGTAAGGACGTTGCCGGAAGCGAGAGTCCCCACCAACACTTCGCCAAAATAGACCGCCATGAGATGTGCGATCTCTTTGCCATGATGATCAATGGTGCCGCCGATGACCGGCCGCGGCGGTATGTGCTTAGTGCCATATTCATGAAATCTAATTTTCGGATCCGAAAAGCCGATGACGATATGATTGCCTACAATTTGATAGCTGCCGGAGTCGCGCATTTCGCCGGTTTCAAGCAACGGAGTGTCGCCGCGACTTTTATGGGCGACAGTGCTTTCAGCCAGCGGCTGCCAGCCATATTCGTAAGTTCCGATAGCCGCCTGAGCCCTTTTTAAAAATTCCTTGCCGCCCGCTTCCAAGGCGGCTTTCTCTATGACTTTAGCGCCATGCCAAAGCACCGTGAACTTCGCTACTGCGCCAACAAGATTATCGAAGATCATTTATTCACCGGGACGCTTGACGTAATTCATCTGGTCCCAATCCCATTCAAGCCCGCCATTATGGAACTGCCCGAACACAATCGAGTGGGCCAGCAACTCCCATTCTTCCATTAAAAGCACTTGTTCGAAAGGGATCCCGTTAAAGACGAGCCAACGGGTCACTCTGAACCAGGGATCCCCAACAAGTTTTTTGCTTTATCGAGGGGCTCGCCCTCATCGGCGTCCGCTTCAAGGATGCGCGAAACGGCGCGCCCTGCGGCTCTCATCCCTTCTATATCGAGCCGATCCAAAACAGCATCCAGCTCGGGGCGATTGCGGGCGAACGGAATAGGCGCGTTGTTGATCTCGCACACCATCGCGACGATGAAATACGGCGACCGCTGCGCAATGAGTTGCGTTACGCCTGTTTCTGGATTTTGCATTTCATCCAGCCCGGTAAGGTCCGGCGTCATTGCAGTTAATCGATTTTGTTCGGATAGCTTAAGCCGACGCACGCCAATGATTCGACCAAGTTCGTCAGCTTCGCGCTCAATATGGGAATACCTAGCCCGGCGGAATTCAAGCTCATCTTGGACACTGGAAATCTGCGGCGGGTTTTGGGGTTCCTCGGCTTGTGGGTGGCGGCCTTTTGTTACCATTGCCTCACGCTAAACGTCTCATGTCTGACGCCATTCCTTCGAGGCGCTGGGTGATGATGCGCTCGCGCGTGATATCGCCTAGATCGACGGGAAAGATGACGAAGTTGGTGTACTGAAACCGACTGACGCTCCCATCCGGGTTGTTGATAGTCTTATTTAGGAAGCCCGGCTTTATCACCTGCCCTTGGTTGAATTGTGTCGAGAAATTCACGAACAGCGCCTCCAGCGCTTCACCCGTTCGAACGATAGTGAATGTGACATGGAAGCCATCGGGAACATACCCATACCGCGGCACTTGGTTGTAGGGCATGTTCTTGAGGTCGTGCTTGAGCGCTGTCAACTTCACGTCTTGGATATCGCCAAAATCCTGAAGGTTTCCGGTTGCTCCGCTGAAGTAAGAAAGGCTGTAATCAGCCCCAACGTTGAAGCCGTTTATCGGCATAGCTCAAGGTCCTAAGTTGATGCCAAGTCCACTACCTTGGTCTCTTCGCTGAATTGGCGGATGCCATCGCTTGTCGAAAAGCAGCCGCCGAAGATCTTCATGGTGAATTTGTTCGCCATGCTTAAGGGGTCACTAATTGCTGCGGGGTAGGAGCTGTATTTTGGACTGTTACTGTTACGTTCCCGCCGCCCATGAACTTGACCACAAAGTATCTAACTACATTGAGATAGCGCACCTGCCAATACAAGAACAGGTAGCCAAGCGCTTGCAGATTCGGCGGATTGTTGTTGAGGTCGCATTGCACGGCCCATTGGTCGATCATGCCTTGCCCGCCAATTCCGAGCCCGACTTGCGGCGCGGCGAGCTGGGCGCTAAAGCCGTCGAAAAGAGCCTTGGCGCGTTGCCGGGTCAAATCGTTCGGCTGGATGCTTTGAAGCTGCCCGACGATCGCTCCGGCCGCCTTGCTCTTCGCTGTCCGCATGAGGAAGTTAGTCATGCGGGTATACTCGATGCCGTTCGCCGCCGTGTTAGAGCTGCCGTTTCGGCCCGATCCGAAGCTGAAATAAAAGCCGCCGCTGCTGTTCGCCGGCGGCACGATGACATCAATCCTGCCGGTGTTGACTTGGCTAAGCTCGGTATCCGAATAAGGAAGCCCGAATTGCGAGCGCTGTGTGCCGGTGACGCCTTGCAGCGGCTTGTTCAGCGGCGATTGCTGCGGCGATAGGTTGCCAAGGATGCCAATGCCGAAAGCCGCCGGGCTGATTGTCCGATTAAGCCCGTTAACGGCGTCAAAGAAATAGGGCCAGTCGCCCAAGATATTCCAAGCCCATGGCGTATCGTTGCCTGAGTTTATGACAGTCGTGATGGCGTTGCCGATATTGTCTCCGCTGACAGTCGCGAAAACCGGCGTCATCAACTCGGAAAGCGCGAAGGAGGAGATCGCCGCCCACGCCGTCGAGGTCGAGTGATCGATCAGCTCGAAATCGGTCACCAGCGAGCCGCGCAGCACATACATGCCGCTTCTAGGCAGCACGTCTTGTCCGACCAAGAACGAATCGTTCATGTTCGCCGTGCCGTCCGTGCCGCCGGAAAGAACGATAGGCACGCCGAGAACCGGAGCCAAGGCGCTGGTGCCGGCGGATACGACAACAAAGCGGGAAGGGGCCGAATGCGAAGGCGTGCCGGTATTGATGGCGGCGGCGGCATTGATCCAGACCGAGTTGGCGTTATAGGTCAGCGTCGCGCCGCTGACCGAAGCGCCCGCGACGGTGGTAGCGATAGCGAAGCTGCCGCCAGCAGCCGCGGTGCTCTTGTAAGTCGCCGTGAGAGTCGTTGGCGTGACCTTGTAAGTGCACTGCGAGACTTGCGGATCTTTCGACGCATTAAGCTGGGTGGCGAGCGTCGCCAGCGTCGCCGAGAGCGAAGCGCCGATGTTGGTCTGATTGCCGGTCGCGCCAGAAGCGACGAAAGTCCAAGTTGTCGTGCCGATGGTAAGAGTGCTTGACGCGGTTGGATTTGTCGTGAAGGTCCAGGTGCCGACCGCCGCAGTGCCGGTGACGTTGTTGTATTGCTCCGGCGGGAGTCCGGGAAAGGCGACGATGAACATAAAGGAGTTGGCCGCGGATCCTTGCTGGATGGAGCATTGGATCTGATTGCCCATAATCCCAGTGTATTTCGCGCTGATATTCAAGCCTGTCGTGCCAGCGGTGCCGCCAAGAAGGGTTGTGGCGGAAGCCGAAGCGCCAGCAACGGAAGTCGCGATGTTGAAGGAGTTGCCGACTATGCCTGGAGTCTTATACGTGATCGTCAAGACTGTCGCGCTAGCCTGATAGGTCGCCTGATCGACGCTTGCGTCTTGGGAAGCCGTCAAATCGGATTGAAGCTGCGCCAACGTCGCAGCAAGGTTGGCTTGAATGTTAGTCTGGGGACCGATTGCCCCGGAAGTTACGAAAGTCCAAACCGTACTGCCGAGAGTAATAGTCGTTAAAGCCGCCGGGTTTGAAACGAAGGTGATGGTGCCGGCGGCTTGTTGCGCAAGCGTTCCTTGCATGAAGCCGCTCGCTGCGAGGTCCGACCCATCGGTCACGCGCACTGCGCCGAAGCCGATTGCGCCGCCCACCTGGGTCGCCGCCTCGACATGGGTCATGATATCGTACTTGCGATTGGTCGGATTTCCGAGCGCGACCGCGCCGTCTGTCGTCGCGGAAAAATAGATCATGGAGTTGGTCGGACCCCAGGAGCCAACGCCAACGACGCCCATGATGTTGGTAGGGGTGCCGACCAGAAGCGGAGACGGAAGTATAATATCACCATATACTCCGGGAACCGTAAGCGCGGCAAGATTCTGTTGGCCATCGAGAAAAACCGGCATAGCTTAATCTTCCTTTGCTTTTTCCTCTGGCGTTGTCATTGCCGCTGGCGCTGGCGTCACTACCGCCGGATCCGCCGGAAGCTTAGGCGGCCAATCCCATTGTCCAGCCGACATGAGAAGCTGAACCTTAACGAAATGATGTTCGCGATTGGCGGCGACCAGCTTAGCAAGGTGCGTATAATCGGTGATTTCATCGCCGCGATTGATCATTGCGCCGCTGATGTCGTCATAGAATTCCGAAGTACAGACCAGCTTGTAAGACATAGCTATTCCCCTACGCGACCGTCCTGCACGCGATGAAGTTTTGATTTGTTGGATCGAGCGGAACAAGATCGGTCGTGACCGATGTGATGACCGTGCCAGGAAAGAGATCGAGCGTCGCGTACTCGGCTTGGATGATCAGGTCTCGGCGATAGCAAGACACAGGCTCATGCTCATCGGTTAAGTTCGTTCGGTTGTAGCAAATCTGCGCCATCGACGTGTCTGGCATTGTGACGGTGATGTGCTTCTTAATCAAGATATCGATTGCGGCAGCGATCTTAGTACGAGATGTATGGTCCGGTGCCCATACCGTGACCATGATCATCTGGCGCTGCTTGTGGATGACTCTGCCAAGCGTGCCTTGCGCCCCCAAGCGGGCCACGCAATAAGCCGCCCCGCCAATAGTCAGCACACCGCTAGATACCGACGCCGTGTAGCCGGGCTGAAAAGCGGCGATTTGAGTCGCCAAGGCGTTTAGGATCTCGCCAACTGTCAAGCCAGTCGCCGACGCGATGTAGTTCTGGTCAAGTTCGATTGTCAGGAATTCGTTAGGACCCGGCGTTCCGCTGACTGTGACAGTGAAGGCATTGCCGATCGTTGGCTGGGCAAGCGTCGCAGTGAGCCCGAAGACCGGCGGCACGATGACATAGACCGCATCGAGGATTTGCGGCGGCACGACATTCGTGCCTTGCATCGGATAAATAGAAACATTTGCCCGAACGCCGCCAGGCCGCGGAACTGGAATCTTGTTCGGGCCGAGCGTCTGACCGGTCAGGTCGAGATCAAGGCGCTCGGCAATCGGCCAACCTTCATAAATGATGATATCGCAACCGGCAACGCTCGGCTGCGACGTGCCGTTTGGATAGCAAGCATTCGCCGCAGTTTGAGCTAAATAAGTAGTTATATCCGAAAGGTCAGCCATCAGGTTTCCAGGCGAATGCAATTCAGCACGTACCCGGTCAAGCTCCAGCCATTCATGCCGACTTCGTAGCGGTAGCCTTCATCGTCGATGAGGATATCCCGGTCCCGAATCGTATAGAGCGGCAATGCGATGGTGGTTATCTTCCATTGCGGGTGCTTGACGACATCGCCGGGCAACATCATAGCGCCGGTCGAGCGCCCGATGCCATGCGGATCAATGGCGCACAAGATGCCAGGGAACAGAAGCGCGAGCCCGGACGGATCGCTGAAGCCAATCGATCCGGTTCGCCCTTCATAAGCCCCAAGCCCGACCGTGCCGGTCTTCGCCGCCTGCGGATCTTTCGAACGGTACAGGTCGATTAAGCGGGGATAAAGCGCGTTTCCTGTAGCCCCAACCAAGTTGAAGCCTTTCAAGCCGGTGCAGAGCGGACCATTGCAGCATTGCATTACCACGTTGGGGTCACCCTTCTATAAGACGCCACCAAGCTCACGACTTGCGGAGGCGCAAGGGCTGTAATCTTGTCGAGCTTTGTGACCGCATGGCTGAAATCGAGCTTGGTTTGCCCGACCGCCATCGCCTTAAGCGCCGCCGAATAGTTCGCGCCGTCCATGATAGCTTTGATCCAGGTCAAGCAGCCCTGCTCAATATCGAACGGAACCGTAGTATACCCGGCGGTGTAAGCGATTTGCACATTCCGCTTTCCAGGATCGTAAAAATAGGGCGAATCGACATAGACGAACTTATCGGAGAAAGTATAGCCCGGCGAAGCGCTCGACCGCGGCGGCACCGAAACCTGCATAAGCTCGCCAAGGGTGACCGACGCTACCGCTGTGATCGGCCAGTTCGACACCATGATGCGGCTGCGCCCGCGCCCATCGAAGATCTCGTTATAGGACGCGGTCTTGATATTGCGTCCGATCGTGTTCTGAATCGCGGTCGAAACAGCGGTGATGACCCGCTGAAGCGTCCCGGAAGCGTCGTCGCTAGGGCAGCCAAGCCACGTAAGGGCATTCGCCAAAGTCGTCAAATCGTTCGGCGCAGCTACCATGGCGAACCACCATCAAACTGATGGAATGAAACCGTGGCTCTCGACATCCGAAAAGATCGATATCGGAATAGTCAACTCGCCATTCGAATCCGGCGCATAGAGATCCTGCCCATAGCCAAGGGTAGTGTTTGGGTCGGAAGTATGCTTGATTTTCATGGTGCCTTCCGCTGTCGCCGCCAGCGGCTCGACAAGAACAGCGCCGCCTTGACGAAGCACATGCTCCGCCGCTTCCGGCGGCAAATCGACAATTCCGTCATTATCGACCGGATAGCTTGTCGTTCCATGATTCACTTCATTGGTGAGCTTCGGCATCTTGACGCGCACCATTCCCTCTTTTGGGGGCGGGCGCTCGTATCTCACTTCCGGGGCTGGCAATTGAGTTGGAACCGGCGGCGGCTCGGCTGGCAATTGAACAGCTTCGGGCGGCGGCTTTTCTGCGGCTGGATGCTTCTCTGGATGCGTTTCTGCGGGGTGCTTCTCTGGATGCTTGTGAATCATAAGCTTTAGCTCCTCTATGGGGTTGCGTTAACGCAAGGCCACCGCGCCTCGACCGAAAGCGTTTGCCCGTCGCTAGTTTGAACGATGGCTTGCACAAGGTAAAGACCAGCAATCATATTGCCAAAAAGCTGATAAAGGGCTTGCCCCGGCTGCCCCGTAGCCGGGGAATTGATGATCGTAGCGCCGCCCAAAATGCGGCTCATCGGCGTCGGATCCGAGTTGTCGAGCGAATAGCAATTGATCGCAACGATTGAATCGATGGTCACGCCAGGAGCAACGCCAGGCCCGAAGTCGAATTTCACATATTCCTGCTCGACGCCTGCAACGATAGCGGGGCACAGGTCTGCCGATCGGCTCATCCGGCGATATCCTTGCATAATCGTGTTCGTAGCCGTCAGCTTCGATACTACTCTTGGCGCGAGCAGATTTCGAGGGATTGAAGCGGCGACCGAAAGCGGCGCGCGGGTCAGCAAGAAAGCGCTATCGCGATAGAAGAAGCGCGGAACAAACCGGACAAGATACTGCCATGTCCACAATTCAGGAGGATGCCGCAGCAGATCCGGCGGCTGCTTCCACCAGAATATGCCCGGCGTGACCGGCAGCGCAGACCACCAAATCATCGGGTCGAAGTTCGTGTCCAGGTGCGCCGGATGGCGCAGCAAGTCCGGCGGCTGCGCCCACCACCAGATTTTTGGCGTGGCGGCGAGGATAGGCTGCTGCGGCAATGCAAGCCCCGGCGGCTGGGTTAAGGCTACAGGACGGTGCAAGGGCGGCGGGGCGATGAACGGGCCGGCCCCGGTGAACGCCCATCCTGGGGCAACGTAGGGCTCTAGGGGCAATAGCCCCGGCGGAGTCATCGATAGGAACGGAGGCTGAACCCACCAATAGACCGGCGGAGTGATCGCAGGCGCGCCGAAAGAATAATCGACGCCCTGGTTGGCGTCCAGGTGCGGCGGGTGCCGCAAGAGATCCGGCGGCTGTGACCACCAATAGATCGACGGGGTGATGGTCGGCCCGCGAGATATGGGATCGGCGGCGTAATCGAAGCCCTGGTTCGTATCGAGCGGCGGCGCATGCCTCAGAAGATCGGGCGGCTGATTCCACCATGCGCGGGCAAGCTCGGCAGGAGTCGCGCTAAACCAAGTCGCTTGCCGCGGCGTTTCTGTCGCCAGCGACGGCGGCTGATGAAGCAGGTCTGGCGGCTGACTCCACCACCAACTCGCAGGCGTCGCCGTCGCTGCGGCAGCGATCGGAGCATACCAGAGGTCGAGCCCTTGATTGGTGTCGAGATGCGGCGCATGGCGAAGCAAATCAGGCGGCTGAGTCCACCACAACGCTTGCGGCGGATCGAAGATATGTCCCGGATAGGACAGCGTGAATTGATTGGTGTCCAAGCGCGGCGCATGCCGCAAGAGATCAGGCGGCTGACTCCACCAGAATTGGCCCGGCGTCAGCGCGCCGATATAACTGATCGGCGCAAACCACAAATTGAGCCCTTGGTTAGTATCCAGCGTCGGCGCATGCCGCAGCAGATCCGGCGGCTGCTCCCATCGGAAGGCGGCCGAAGTCGCCAGCGGCCAGAAGCTGGCGAACGGCAATTGCGGCTCGTTGGTGTCGAGCGTCGCAATCGGCCGGAAAAGATTTGGCGGCTGAGTCCACCAGAACGCGCTTGGCGTCAGCGCGCCGATATAGCTGATCGGCGCAAACCAGAGATCGAGTCCTTGGTTGGTGTCCAGGTGCGCCGGATGGCGCAGCAGATCCGGCGGCTGATTCCACCATT